ACCAATCTACAAGATCGGTCATCAGGGCAGGTGTCTCTTGAGGAGAAGCATACTCAAAGCGTTCGCCATAACGGGTAATCACACTATTAGGACGTGTTTTATAGCTCCCTGCGTGGATTATATAGCTGCTAATAGTACCATCGGGCAAGGCTTGGTATACTGTATAGTCTTCTCTTAATAGGGTTTGGTGTAGCAAACGAATAAAATGTTGGGTAAGAGGTTTGCGTTCAGAGAGTTCTTCTCTAAGCATTTGTAAACTTACCTCGCTAGCTTTCATATCCATGAAGTCCTTCATATTTCCTTCACCGCTTACTTTCCCAAAGAGCAAGAGCAATTCCGTTTGTCCATAAGTGAGTGTATTTCCCTCTATATGGTTACTATTGTAGTTGTAATTATAATCGGCAAAACGAAATGTACCAAAAATCAAAATGAAAAGTACATTTTTTGAGCGGAAAAACATGGGGCAAAGATACTAAAAAAACACGGAGTATATCCGTGTTTTTTTTGCCTATATAGGATAGTTAGCCGTTAATACTTCTAACCTCTTCTTACCACTATTACTACTTCCCAAGTGCATAGTTATCTCCTTCTGATGCCAACCGTACTGCTGTACATACTTGTTAAGTTCCTCATTAGGGTAGGAACTAACTAGAAATTTGCCTTTGACCGTGGTTAAGGTGTGTAATAGCTCGTTGAAGTGTTCTTGCTCATATCCTCCATAATGGCCTTGCTTGGCCCCTACATAAGGAGGGTCTATGTAGTGAAAGGCGTTAGGAGTATCTCGTAAGGATATCACTTCACAAGCATCGGTATTGTCTATCTGTACGTTCTGCAAACGAGCGGAATAGATGTCAGTAAAGTTGGCTATCTTGTTGTTGAGGACTGACAAATTCTTGC